TGGCCTTGCTGATGTTGGAGCTTTCAACGTGCAGCCTGCCGTCTTGGTCGTAGGAGCGCAGGGAGCGGTCTTGGGCGAGGGAAAGGTGGTCTTTTGCAGTTGCCGTAGGCGCAGTAACTCGCCCTTCACGTGCCAGTAAAGCACGAACCGCATTCCTAGCATTTTGCTGAATCTGCTTATACTCCTCCGCTTTGGCATCTGCTTCCGCCTTTTGCTTGACCAACGTTTTCTCACTTAACGGCTGCGCTTCTCCGACAGTTTCGATAGTGCGCCGAAGCTCTCTGGACATTGCCTGTTCAAGGCCTTCCCTCACCCCGACGATATAACCGTTCTTCACCGTAACATCGTTCCTGTCAATGGAACTATTCTCCGGCATTCCCTCTACCCAATAGCCGCCGAAAATGGATTTTTCAGCTTTTATTGGCTCTTTGATTTGGATATGGGTTTCTTTCAGCTTGACCTTTGCCGGCGGTTTCTTCTCGGATTTCGGCTTGGCTGCCGCCGCCAAATGCTCTTTACTCGGCGTTTTCGCCCCGACAAAGCTTTTGCGTACTTCATTGATTTTTTCGCCGTTAAACTTCCCGCCCATCCCGGCTTCAATGCGGCCTGATTCGTCGATTTTGACGGGCGAGCCTTTGTTTTCCGCGCCGTTCGGTTTAACGGTAATCCAGCGGCTGTCCATCGCCAACAATCGGCGGGCTTTGCTCAAAATGGCTCTCTGTTGCGTATTCATGAGTTGAATCCTTTAATCACGGCGCGGCTCGTACAGCGGCAGTTGATTTCCTCTCCGGGCTGCACCCATTTACCGTCCAGATACATGCCTTTGCTCACGTCGAACCGTTTGCCGTTGGCGGCAACATGGCTTGGGCGAGGCTCTTTGCCTGCGTGGGAGTGCATCCATATAGCTTCCGTGATGCCCAATTCCTGCCGCCGTACCTTTTCGATAGCCGCCTTTGCTTTGTTGGTTTGGTCTCGCGCGATAAAGGCGGCGCGGCGTTCGCTGATGCCGTAGTCCTTGCGCAGTTCGCGGGTCAGTTGCGCCATGTTGTAGCCTGCATTCACGCTGCGCCATACGCTTTCTTCCACGCGGTTCAGGTATTGCTGGCCGATGGAGCGGATAAGCGAAACGTTGCCGCCCAATACGGCCTGCAAGGCGGTTTGCTGCTGAGCTGTGGCACGGAAACGGACGGTAAAGCCCGCTTCCCGCAAGGCCGTCTGAAAGGCTCTCTCTGTGTGGTTTGCGCTTTGGTTGGCGAATACTTCGGCGATTTGCGGAGCGAGCTTGTCCAGCCGTGCCAGCCAATAACGCAACAGGGCGGCCAAAGCAGCCTGCAAGCCGTCCGTCAGGCTGTCTTGGGCAATGCCTTTCGGGTAGTGCCGCTCAAGCAAGCCCTGCACGTCGGCGCGCATTTCACGCAACAGCTTTTTCAGGCTTTTGCGGTAGGCGGCCTCTACGCCGAGGTTGGGCTGTATCGGCTTGAGGATGATGTCTTTATCGGACGGGGCGGATAACTTCATGGCTTGCTTTCGGCGGATAGCTGGCATACAATGGAATCAAGCGGTATTTGTACAGGCAAAGAGGTGGCGTAATATGAACGCGCTAAGGTGCTGGCCTGAAGCAAATGCCGCTATTTTCATGCTCATCACTCTTTCAGGTAGCCGTGGTCGTAATACCGCCTACCGTCTCTGCAATGTTTCACTGTCATCACGACTTCTTTATCCAAACTCTCAACCCGTACTTTTGCCTGATAGATTTCTACAGCAATGATATTCGGGTCGTTGTGCTTGTCCTCTTTGGTAGCAACCAGCCGTGAGCTTTGGATGATTTTCGGGATAGCGGGAATGGTTTTAATCAAACTATCCGCCGCCCCTGCCAAAGTGTGTTTCACTCCACTCATCGGAACTTCAATTTCATTGCCAGTACTGCGATTGACAAACTTTTTGCCTACAAATCTTTTGGCATAATCTTTAGCCTTATTTCGCAGTTCCTTCATGCTCGACCACAAGCCCAGCTCGTTGCCTTTAATTTCAGGCATCTCGGCTTGGGCTTGGTCTTCCTGTTTTTCAGGTAGCCCGCTTCCTACCCCAAATTGCCCGTTCTCCGCACGCGGATGTTTGCTTTCATCCCATTCGGCATCTTGGGCAGGTTCAGGCTTTGGGTCTGTGGGGTCTCCGCCTTCTCCTCCTTCGCCGTCATTCAGGCCGTCTGAAAAGCCGTCATCGGGCATTTCAGGCACATCTTCCACGTCGATGCCGTTGTAACCGCTGTCCGGCTCGCTCGCCAGCCGTCCGCGCACTTCCTCTGCTGACACCACGCCAGCCTGAATGTAGGCCACATCGCGGTCAGTGTCGGATTTGCGGATGGTGGAAAGCTCGGTTTCGCTCATCTGCTGCAACGGCACAAAGTCGAAAGTGATGTTGTCGTTCACTTTGCCGAAGAGGTGCAGTTGCACCAGCTTGAGCAACTTGTCCAACGGGTCACGCAGCAGGTTTTCCTGCATGGCGCGGATGTGGTCGTAGTAAACGGCAATCTCGCCCTCCGTGCTGGCATTCAGGCCGCTTGGCGTGATACCGAGCAGCTTCACCAGCGGCGTATGACTGGGTGCGGCCATTTGCTCTTGGGATTGAGCAAGCAGCGCATCCAAGCCCGACAGCGGGGTGTTGAACTGGAAGAACTCTTCTTCGTCTTTGCTCAACAGCATCAGGCCGCGGTTGTCGCGCAAACGGTTGTATAGTTCGGCACGCAGCATGATGTTGGTGTCGCCGTCGTCGCTGCCGCTCAGTATCGCGCTCATGTCGGTTTTGATGCCGGACAAGGAGAAGCTGTGCAGCAGGTCGCTGACGGAATCCACGGTGCGCAGCCAGCGTTCCACATAGGGCATCATGAGCTGGGTCATGCTCACGCCGCCGAAGTTGTAGGCGGGCTTGAGCATATCCGGCACGGGGCGGGAAATCAGGGTGAATAGTCGGCTGGCATGGATTTCCTGCGCCATGACATACCATGCCTTCGGCTTGTAGAAGTCGGGCAGTGTCGGATCGATGGCGTTGTATGGCGCGGGGGTCGTCCACATCGGCTCAATATTCACCAAGGCTTTCAGGCTGCCCTTGGTAATGGTTTTCTCGGTCAGCAGCAGCGGATTGGCAAGTTTGCCGTCGTGGTCTTTGATTTGCACCAGTATCTGGCCGCGCCCGAACAGGCCGTCTGTTTCAATGGCCTTGCGGAACACACCCCGCACGTTCAGCCGCTCGTAGCATTCCTCAATCTGCTTGATGGTCTCGCTATTGTCTTCTTCGCCTACGGATTTGATTTCTATCCATTGGCGGGTCATTTCGTTGGCGGTGGTTTCGCTCACGCTGCGGTATTCGGAAATTTGCGCCAACTCGGCCAAGCGCGGATAACCGATAAAGCCGGTGCCAAAAAAGCAATCAGCCCCAAAGTTTCCTAAGGGGCTGTTGTCCATCGCTAAGCCATTTGGCTTCACGCCGTCCGGCAGGGCTGGAAAATCCAAGCTGTATGATGCAGGCTGCTTTTCAGGCAGCCTTTGCAGGGCGCGACGCATGGCTTTGTCTGTGTGTTTTTTCTTTTTGCTCATAGTCCGCTCAATATCTTAGGGTTGATGTTCAGCCCACCCTGCACGGGGGCAAAGGCCATGACTAGCGCATCCGCACGGTTCGGGCTGGGGATGCCGCGTTTTTTCATGTCTTTCTTGCTCTCCGCCTTCACACGCCCGTTTTGGTCGTAATCCACTTGCGGGCGGCTCAGTTCGGCAGTCAGGTATTCCAATTCGTGCAGGCTGCTTGAAAGGCTGATAAGTTGGTCTTCGGGATAACTGTCCCCGTGATGGACGGCGCGCCACGTTTTATAGAAGCGATCGCGCACCATCCACCATGCTTGCGCCTTGATGTTGGCGAACATGTCGCGGTTTTTCTTGTCGTCGGTGTACTTGGCATCGGGCTTATACACCGCACCGCCGGCATTGAAGCCAAGCGTTTGCACCTTGCCGTTCTTGCGCCGGAACTGTGCCTTCACACCAGCACCCACGCCGATGTTGTCGTACACAATGCGGTCAATATTCTGCTCTTGGGCGTACAGGTAAACCTTATCGGCGGAATAAATCACATCCTGTCCGCGCCATTGCTGCATGTCGGTTACGACCGATCCGTGCCGCAATACGGTGGCGTTGGCATCATCGCCTTCATCGGCCACGTCAAAACCAAGGATGCGCCGGCCTACGGCTGAGAAGCCTAGTTTTTCATGCGCATCAATAGCGGCTTCAATCCAGCTTGGCTTGATAATCGCCAGTTCGCTGTCGGCCACCGGCTCGCCCAGCCAAATATGACGGTAAAGGTCTTCGTCCCGCTCTTTGCATTCGAGCATGTCGGCCAGTAGCGGCGTATCGGCAAAATGCGGGTTAATGTCGTAATTCGCCTTCAAGACGATGCTGTCTTTGGGCGGGTGGACGATAAACCGCTGATAGGTATCGTCCAAAATGTTTTTCGGGTTGAAACTGATCCATATTTCCGCGTTCTTGTCGCCACGGATGGACGGTATCAAAACATCCCATGAATTTTTTGTTACCGCTTCGGCTTCCTCCACCCAACACACGCCGACACCCTGAATCGATTTGATTTTGGTCACGTTGTTCTTGATGCCGTAAAACACGAACTTTGCGCCCGTGCCTTTATGGGTGATGGTGGATTTCAGAATATCGAACTCATCCGCGTAGCCCAAACGTTCGATGGTCTCAATCAATAGCTGGTACACCGAATCATCCAGCGAGCCTTGAAACTCACGAGCGCACAGGATGACCGTGCCGATGCGACGCGAAACTTCCACCGCCAATTCCGCCAAGAAATACGATTTCCCGCTGCCGCGCCCGCCATACAGCACCTTGTAACGCGCCTTACGGATAATCGGCTTGAAATACGGATTGGCCATAGGTTTACTTGAAAATATCTTCCAGTGATCGCGTCTCTACCTTCACGCGCATATCGGCGTCCAGCTCCAGCTTCTCGCCGTACTTCTTCGGCGCAAGCTTGGCTGCCTTCCACTTGCGGGCGTCGATTTGTAACTTGGCTTTTGCCACTTCACCTGTTTCAGGGGCGACAGAATCGGCAATATCGATAATCTCGTCGGCAAAACCGTCTGCCTGTTCCTCGCGCGCGCGCGCGTATTGCTCCTGAAAATCTTGATGCTCCGCCAACCAGCGGTGCACCGTCCCGCCCGCCGGCATATCGGCAGATGCGCAAATCGCCCGCAAGCTCATACCTCGGGCGATCAGTTCACAGATTTTATCTGCCGTTTCTTGATTGTATGTTGTCGGACGCCCGACGGGGCGTTTCTTATCGCTCATATCGAACCTCCCAAAAAAATCCCCGCACCAATCAGGCGCGGGGCTAGAACCACAACATTAGGAAACTGAGGCGCGACCCTCTGGCGATTGGGAGCGTCCGCAATCCTCTCCCTTCAACGTGAAACCACGCCCCGATAGCCTTTGCCGAACACCTTCAAACGGCAAACGCCCACAGAAACCTGAAACCGGCCAGAGAACCCTCCAACCCAAAATTTCAGACGGCCTGAAAACGCAAAAAACCGCCCAACAAAGGCGGTTTATATAGCTATTTCCAAACTATATCATAATTATACCTAAAACCTCCGCTTTGTCAATAATGCGGCATGATTCAAACTCATCCTGTAATTTTAATATAGCCGTTGTCTCTAATGCTGCTACCACCCTCTTTATTTTTTCACGCTGCCGGTACAAATAACCATTTGATATATCGTATTTATCCATAATAACGGTTTTTTTAGGAAGCCCCGTAAACAAGTTGGATAATATGTTGTCGCACAACAGCAAATTAACCCCTACATTTTGCTCTTCAATATACGCCGTAATATCCACAATACTACTCAGGTTTTCGCTATATGTGCATTCAATCACAGCCAACTCGTAACGGTTTAACACGCGCTCTATACGGCTGATAATCATTGCAGCATTTGTATGAGTTTCGGCTTGCGTCAATTCTCCACCGCCACCCATCACCCCCTTACTTTCACACCACGCACACACCTTGGCCGTATTATTCAGCGGCTCCATGCGTACACTATGGATTTTATAAACTTCACGTAATACTTGTTCAACATTTCTATACATTCACAGCCCCGCTCATGTTTTAACCAACCCTTTTTCATGCAACAAAACCAAAGTCCTCATTACACCTTCCGCGAAGGCCGTCTGAATTTCCCCTTCCGCACAATCCGCCTTCAACCGCCCGTCGGCCAAATCGTGGCAGCGCGAACAGGCATACGCGCCCATAAAGTCGGGCGGCTTGATGCCCGTACCGCAATAGCCTGCCAAGCGGTAATGCGCGAACACCGTCGTTTCCGGGTCATGATTGCAAATGCCCGGGAAACGTATCTGGCAACGCTCGCCGCGTGCCGACTGCGTAATCTTGCTCATGCGCCAAACTCCATTTCCGCCTGCATCCGATGCTCGGCAATCCGTTTTGAAGCAGCCTGAAAATATTTGCCGTCCAACTCCATACCGATAAAGCGGCGGTTGGTATTCAGGCAGGCGATGCCGGTGCTGCCGCTGCCCATAAAGCAGTCCAAAACGGTATCACCTTCACGGGAGTAGCTTTTAATTAACCGCTCAAGCAGGGCGACGGGCTTTTGGGTGGGATGATATTTATCTGCATCAATGCCGTATTTCCATACCGAAAGCGGGTGGCGGTCGCCGTGGTTGATGATCATGGAAGCATTGAAGCCACCGTAGTTGCCTGGGCGGCGGGCTTTTATTTGCGAACGATAAGGCTTTCCCACCGTTTTCTGCGGGAAATAGACCGGCGGGTGGCGGTAAAACACAAGCATCAGCTCGTGGCTACGCAGCGGCATCCGGTTGGCATTAAGAAAGCCGACAGCCATTGTTTTCTGCCAAACAAGGTCATAGCGGAAGTGTTTGCGGTTGCTCTGTATCAGGTCGGTGGCAAAGGGCTGCGCGGCAAACATAACAAAGGCGGCGTTCTCTTTGCCGACGCGGTGCAGCTCGCTCCACAGGCGCGGCAGGTCGGGCTTTTTGTCCCACGAGTTGACGGTCATGCCGTAGGGCGGGTCGGTCACAATCAGGTCTATGCTGTTGTCGGCCAGCTTGGGCAATAAATCCAAACAGTCTCCGTGCTGTAAATTCATGTCCCCATCTCCATCATCTCTTCAGCCGCCCTTAATGCGGCTTCTTGGTTTTCAAACTTGGCCGACAGCATCATGTTCCACGCCACTTGGAAGCAGTCCCGATAAAACCGGTTGAACTCCTCCTGACCCATACTGTGGAAGCTGATGCTTTTGGCCTCCTTGCGGTAGCCGTCCGGCGTCTCGTAAACATCGAAATACCCCGCCTCAATCGTCAGCCACTTGCGGAAAGCCTCCATACTTTGCAGCACCGCGCCGATTTTCTCGCCCCGCTTTGCCGCCACCATCCGTACAAACTCGTCGGCAAACTCCAAAAACAGCCCGCCGCTCGAATGCATAGCCTCAAGCCGCCGCGCGAAACCGCTGATCAGCTTCTGCTCCCCGTCCGTCACCAGCCCGCCCGACGGCACCCAGTATTCATACGCCAAAGGCAGCAACCCGCCGAAAAACAGCTTATGGTGCTGATAACTGCGGTTGCCCATCTGCTTGATTTCCACCTTCAACTGCCTGCCTGCGGCGTAATCCCGCAGGATTTCCGCATCGTATGCCGTCGCCGGTGCAAGCGTTCCCGCCGGCGTTTTCACCACCGCAATATTTACCGCCATTTCAAATCCTTTCCCGTTCTAATTAGAATTTCAGACGGCCCGTTTACCCTTGCGCCTCATCCTCTTTGCGCGGTTTTTCACAGTATTCAACCGCACCCCGCGACTATTGATTACCCGGTCAATCGCCCGGAAGGCCAATGCCAACTGCCTCAATTCATACCTGTTCATTCGCTCAACTCCACCAATACCGACCCGCCCTTTTTCGGCGACGTTCGGTCAATCACAACCGGGCAAAACTCACTGTCATCGCATCCGACGGCAAGCGCGATTCCGTCCAAAGCGGCCTTCATGCTTGCGTGCAGGTTGTCCAAATCGCGCCTCCTCCTGTCGGGCGGCGTGAACACAATGCGTATTTTCCGACCCCGAAACCCCCGCAAGCCCGCACCGACCGCCAACAGATACGCCTCGTTTTTGGCCGCCGTAAAAACCTTCGCCTTGGCCATACGGTGAATGCGTGCGTTGGGATTCAACCGCCGGTCGGGAAAAGGCAGCGACACGGACTTATCTGCCATTCCGCCTCCTCCGTACCTCTTCAACCACAATCACAACCAATCCCGACACCAGCCCGACAACCGCCGCGCCCGTCAGCCAAATCAAACCCACTATTCCCGTCATTTTTTCCTCTCAAACCATTCAATCCGTTTTGCCACCGCCTCTTCGGAGGCCGTCTGAAACTTTCCGCTCTCGCATACCGTGCGCCTGTTCAAATACCGCCACTTATCCACCGTCGGACAGGTCAGATGGCCTTTGAACCCCTTGGCCGCCGCATCGCGGAAATCGGCATGGACACAGTGCAGGCAGGTTTCACGCACGATGACTCTCCCAGTCGAAGCTCAAAACCTCGCCGCCGTCCTCCTTCACACGGTCGGCAATACGCCTGCCGACTGCCTGCACAAAGCCTGCCGCATCCAAATTCGAAATCAAAACCGTCGGCTTCAGGTTTTGATACCGCTCGTTGAACACATCGAACAACGCCTTGCTTTCCGCGTCCGTGCCCGTCTGCACACCCACCTCGTCGATAATCAACAGGTCATAACCGGCGAAATCCGCGATAACCTGCGATTCCGTAACATCGCTGGAAAAACTCTTGGCCTCGCGGACAATGCGGTTCAACTCCGAAACCGTCGTAAACCTTGCCGTCTTACCCAAGTTTTTCAGCAGATGATTGCCGATTGCACAGGCCAAATGCGTCTTGCCCGTCCCCGCATTGCCCAGCAAAGCCAAACACCGGCCGGAATGTTTGCCGTCGTTGAACTCAATCGCATACGCCTTGATGCGGTCGGCAACATACCGCTGCCCCTCGTTGCCTTCCGAAACCTCGTAGCCCTTCACCGTCTTGCCGATGAAACGGGGCGGGATTTTCGAAGCACCGATACGGCGTTCAATCTGCGCATTCACCCATTTCCGCCGCTCGGCCTCACGTTCCGCTTCCGCCTGCCTTTCGCGCTCCGCTTCTTCCTCCTCGCGGCATTTGGGACAACCCCGCACAAAACGCTTGAAAACCTGCTCGGTGTAATCAATCCCATGTTTTTCACAACGCTTTTCCGTCTCGGAAATCGGCGTAAACCAATGACTGCTTTTCAAAATTTCGCCAACTGTCGCCATGTCAGAGCACATCCTTTGCCGAGTAAGCCCCGCCCTTCATCGGCGCGGGAATGTCGTTGATACGGTTCGGCTTTGCAGCCTGCGCGGCACCGCCGAAGGTTTTGTTTTGCAGCCATTCGGCACGGAAGCTGCCCCAGCCGTTACCGATGGCGTACAACACCGCATCCCGTGCGGTCATCCCGCATTTTTCCGCCTCCCCTGCAATCAGGCGCATTGCCGTTTCCGTCAGCGGCTGCCGTTTCGCCTTGCGGATTTGCAAAAAGTCCTCCGCCTCCTGCCCCGTGATGCCGTGGGTTGCAAGCAGCGCAAGTTCGGTTTCGTGCCTGGTCGGTTTGGCGGGTTTTGATTTTGCCGCCTCCGCACGTTTCCCGGTTTCTGCATGGCCGGCAGGAGTGTGCGCGTCCGCTGCGGCGGATGCGTGTATATTGTGTTTTGTATTAGTGTGTTTTGTAGTGTGTTTTGAAGACCCCCCATTTTCGGGGGTGGTAGTACCCCCGTTTTCAGGGGGTGGGTAGTCCCCATTTTCGGGGGTAGCCCCGTTTTTCGGGTGCCCCCCATTTTCGGGGGTGGTAGTACCCCCGTTTTCAGGGGGTGGGGCGGGCATATTCAGACGGTAGCCGGTTACTTGACCTTGCCGTTTGATGGAGATAATTAAGCCCAATTCCTCCAACTCTTTCACCGCATCGGCAACCGTTTCGTCTTTTTTGATACCGGCCAGCGTTTTGAACTGGGCAACTGGAATGTAGTCCATCTCTTTCTGCCAGCCGGTTGTTTTGCGCACGATGACGGCATAGCATTTCCACGCGCTGCCGCTCATCCGGCAGAGGAAATCGTCCACTACTGCGTTGGCTATCTGAAACGAATTTGGAATGTATTTCATTTTCTGTCCTTTTCCGCCATTCCCATCAGTCTTGCGCTCATACTTCCACCCCGTTTTCGATAATCGAGTAATGCGTAACCGGCTGCCTGCAACCACCCACCTTCAAACGCGGCTTGGCAAACACAAAGCCCGCACTTTCCAAGTCCGTGATTCGTGCCGCAAGCTGCGTTACCTTCAGCTTCTGATAAGCCTCCAGCGACGTGATGTGCCCTTTTTCGCGGATGTACGCCACAATCCGCTTGCATTGGCTCTGCTTATCGTCCATAATGAAAACCTCACTTTTTTAAATCAAACTTCCACCACCCCGCGCCCAAACGCGGGGCTTTTTTTGGCCGTCTCTCTGGGCTGCCAAGCGTCTGTCCGCTTTGCCTTTCTTCCGTGTAGAATCGAATTTCCACAAACAACCCTACACGGAGAATCGAAATGCACTTGCTGATAACTTACGATTTGAAAGCACCGGGGAAGGATTACGCGGACGCGCTGGGGGTTGAGCCGAAGCTGCTGGCGAACCCGCAGGCGGTGCAGGCGTTGCGCCTGCGCCAGCGAGTGCGCCACATCCGCCCCCTGCTGCGCCAAAGCCGCCTGCTGCTGCACCTGTTGCGCCTGCGCCCGCTGCTCGCGCAACGCCTGCACCGCCTGCGGGTTCGCCAGCAGCTTCGGCTCAACCCCCAGCGCGTCCGCGTAATACTGCGCCCACGCGTCCGCATCAAACACATCCAGCACCTCCGGTTTCACCTGCGACACCGAAGACACCGCCGCCACAAAGCGGTCGATGCTGTTCACGCCGACCGCCTTCTGCGCCTGCGCCAGAATCGAAAGCAGCACCACATTCAAAGGCTGCCCCTGCAACTCGTCCGGCGGCGGCGGCACAAGCCCAGCTTCATCTATCGCCGCGAAGGTCAGCGCAATCAGCGGGTCGATCAGCTCGTTTTGCAGACGCTCCAACACCGGCCCCAGCATCAGCATCTTCTCCTCATGCCGCTCCGCCACCTCCGTCGCCTGCCATTGAAAAACCCGTCTGCGGCCAAATATCCGCCGTGCTGCAATTTCGCAGTTTCACAAGGAGGTTTCCATGGCAAAAAACGAAAAATCATCAAGTAAAACGGCTTCTCTGGCAGGCAGAGTCTTAAGCCAGAAAAGCGCGACCAAAGCCGCTAAGAGCCTTGCCGGTTCCGTTCTGACTCAGGCACCGGACAAGAAAAAATCGAAATAATCTGCCGCTTCGGCAGCGTGATTGCACCGGCGGCCTGCTGCGTTTCGCGGTTCAGGCCGCCGACATGCGGCACAATCGTCAGCGTCGTTTCCGTTTCCGCCGCGACAAAGCCGACCGACTGCACAAGGCTGGTTTCCCGCTCCACCTCGTCCAGCATCTGCCAGCCTTCAGAACAACCGAAAGCGTCCTCCCACTTCACCAGCACAATCTCCATCTCAATCCTCCTTCAACTCAGGCCAAATCTCGTGTATCAACCTTCTGATTCAAAAATAAATGCGGGTATTTCAGCTTTATCTTTGCCGGAATACCGCGCTTCTTCCAGTTGTGTACGCGCTGGGGGCTTGCTCCAATCAATTTGGACAGAGCCGTACTGCCTCCATGCAGTTCAATAATCTTTTTGTCTTCCATTTTAAACTTTCTGTTTAAAAATTTGCCATAATTTTAACGTAATGTTTAAACAAAGGCAAGCTATCTGTTTAACAACATTTTGTTTAAATGTGTGAGAATGTTGAGCAAAGGAGTGACAAATGCACGAGACTATGACCCGCCTTTATCAGGCAGCCAGAGAATTGAAAAATATTGACGGACAGTCGGAACTTGCCCGTTATTTGAACGTATCTCCCCAAGTTTTGAAGAATTGGGAGACGAGGAGCATTTCCAGTAAAGGATTGATACAAGCGGCAAAAGCACTTGAAATTGATGTCAGATGGCTGGAAACGGGCGTTGGCGAAATGCACCCGCGCCCCATTGAAGCCAACGCCCGACCTGCGCCGCCGCTGCGCTTCTGGTCAAGCAACGACCCCCTGCCCGAGGAAGACTACGCCTTCGCCCCTTTTCTTAAAGACTTTGCCTTTATCGGCGGCGCAGGTTGCGAAGAGGGCAGCGATTACAACAACTTCCGCCTGCCTTTCGGCAAATCCACCCTGCGCCGCTTGGGCGTACAGATAGAAAACGTCTTCTGCTGCACCCTTGAAGGCGACAGCATGTGGCCGCGAATCCCCGACGGCGCAACCATCGCCGTAGACAAAGGCCGCAACACCATCAAAGACGGCGACATCTACGCCTTTGTCCAGGGCGGCCTCTACCGCGTCAAATATCTGTACAAACTCCCCGGCGGCAGAGTCCGCATCCGCAGCCACAATGAAGAAGAACACCCCGAAGAAATCGCATCCCTAGAAGACATCCAAATCGTCGGCCGCGTTTTTTGGGTCAGCTCACTGTTTTATTAGGAGAAAGTCATGAGAAAAACACGCCTACCCCTCATACTCGCGGCAATTCTCACCGCCGCCCTCACCCCCGCTCGCGCTTCTTTGCAGGAAGAAAAAGCAAAATGGGACGATTACGCGCAACACCGCCAGTTTCTCATCGCCCAATCCGAACGCAGCGCGGGCGTATCGCCCGATGAGACCGACAACCCATTTATCCGCGAAGCGGTAGATAGGATGTTCAGAGAACAGACCGAAGAGGAACGAATGGCGGAGCAAAGACGGCGGGAGAGAAAAGAAATAACCGGCGGCCTGATCGTCATCACCCTATCCGCCGCATACCTGTTTTGGATACGCAGAATCCTCAAAAGCAAAACCGCCAAATCCGTACCCTGGGAAATCTTCCGCGACGCGGCAACCGTGGCCGGTCTGTTGCTCGCTCTGGCACTGCTCTCGGAAATGGTTTACGGCAGCAGCGGTTTCCGTGCCGCACACTTCCGCAGCGCAATGTTTATCGCCGTATCCAGCGCGGTACTGCCATACCTGTGCATGATGTATCTTGCCGACGGTTACCGCCACCCCTATCCGTGGCGGGCGAAAATACTCTATCCGCAAACCGCCGCCATGCTGGCCTACTGGCTGATGCTGTATGCGGCAGACATCGCCGACGGCGAAGGCAGCGGCAATGTTATGGCGTCGCTGTTCGGTCTGTTTTTATCATCCGTATTCTGCGTTGCCCTAAAAATCAAATTGGGAAGAAGCCAAAGCCAGTAGCGCGGATAACAAAATCTGACGCGTGATTTGCTCAACGTGTTTTAAGGCCGTCTGAAAAAAGCAAGACGGCCGGCGTGGTGATCGATTTATAAAAATCAAATACAGGAGAATAAAATGGACAATTTGAAGTATCTTAGATTTTCGGAAATCAACCTGTCAGACCCGTTTTTTGACAGCTTGCGGCATGATTATGAAGAGTTCCCCGCATGGTTTTTAAGAAAAGCGGATGAGAAGGCATATATTCTGTTTTCGGAAGAAGATGGTGGAATCCAAGGGTTTATGTATCTGAAAACAGAATCCCGCGCGGATGACGTCACCCCGCCCGTCTGCGGACCGGTATTGAAGATCGGCACATTCAAATTCAACCCGAAAAAAACGCTGCGCGGCCAACGCTTCTTAAAGAAAGCATTGGACGTCGCGATACACCGGCAGGTAAGGTATGTTTATCTGACCGTTTTTGCCAAACAAGAAGCATTAATCAAACTGTTTGAGACTTACGGCTTTGTCCGCTGGGGAGAGAAGCACACCGCAAACGGCGTGGAGCGCGTATATGTCCGCGATTTGCAACAACACAATACAGACCCGCTTGCCGACTACCCGTTTGTCTGCCCGCAGGATGCCGGCATCTATCTGCTTGCCATCCAACCGCAGTACCACACCAGGCTGTTCCCCGAAGCTATTTTGCAAAACGAACCCTTGGACATTGTCAAAGACGTATCCCATTCCAACAGCATTCAAAAAATCTACCTGTCTGCCGCCCCTAACGCCCCGCAACTCAAAAAAGGCGATTTGCTGGTGATGTACCGGACGGGCGACGGGCAAGGTACGGCCGCCTACCGTAGCGTGGCCAGCGCGGTCTGCACCGTGTTGGAAGTGAAAAACATCAATTCTTTCAACAATGAAGAAGAATATCTTGCCTATTGTGAAAGATTCAGCGTATTCTCTAAAAAAGAGTTGTGCAGTTTCTACGCCCAAAAACGCTATCCGCATATCATCCGGTTTGTTTTTAATTTTGCGTTCCCCAAACGTCCGATCAGGAAAGATTTGATTGGGCGGGCGGGTTTGTCCGACAACGACAGATGGGTGTTGAAACCGCTTACCCGTTCGCAGTTTGACTGCATTTTGAAATTAGGACAGGCCAATGAGAGTTTTATTGTCAATCAAACCTGAATTTGTAGAAAAAATCATATCGGGCAAAAAACATTTTGAATTTAGAAAAGTGTTGCCCAAAGAAAAAGTAAGCACTGTTGTGGTTTATGCCACCATGCCGGTAGGGAAAGTGGTGGGGGAATTTTCCGTCCGGGAAACTTTATCCCTCCCGCCGGAACAGCTTTGGCGAACAACAGAAAAAGGGGCGGGAATCAGCAAAGATTTTTTCGACGCCTATTTCGACCGTCGCGAGACGGCACACGCTTTTAAAATCGGCCGGTTTGAAAAATACAGTGAGGAAATACCGTTAAAACACTTTGTCCCGTCCGGCATGGCTCCGCAATCGTTCTGTTACATCTGAACATCCTCCCGCACCGCCCGCAAAAGGCCGTCTGAAATCCAGACGGCCTTTTCCACACCCCACCGAACCTGAAAACAATACAAAGCCGACACAACCGCCCGAAAAGGCGG